AGGTGCAAAACCGCTTGGAATATTTAAAAATGGTACATCATAAGCAAAATCGGCATTAAAAGCACCTGTGAATGATACTGTACAAATTTTTCCCCATTTTCTAAAGGCGGCAGTAATACCATTTTCTGTTACATTTGCCGAATCTTCGCTCAATTCCTCTGTCAATTCCTTATTACTCTTAGCATAAGGTACATAATCACCATTGTAGGATGGTACTGTTATCATGGGCTTGAATGTGAGATTAACTGTATCTGAATAATTAGCCATGATAGTACAGTACACTTTAAGAGAGGACTCTTCTGTAAGAGTAAATACTGCTCCTTCACCATAATCAAGTGCGTATTTTGCTCCGTTATTGATATTTACTAATAATCTCCAAGTGTTATCACTTCCTCCACTAGGACAACCGCTTATTTTATAGGTACCCTTTGGAAGTGTGATAGTTTTATCATGGTCTGCGTTACCTGTTTCACCACTTGCTCTTGAGCCTGTAACTTGTACCACACCATCTGTATTTGTAAATGTATAGCCTTTTTTGACTTCTGAAGCCTGAGCAAAATTAAGCATATTCACAGCCCCATTTACTTCTGTATTATCAAGAAGTCCTGTGGTGTCTTGTGTGAGTTGCTGATTGGTCTTTGCGTATGGCTCATAGGTGTCATCCTCTATGGATGCAAGACGTATCATTGGCTTGATTGTAAGATTTGAAAAAGTAACCCCATTATTAGAATTTATATTTACTCTATATTTGGAATATGCACTATTTGATTCAAATTCTGCTTCAGTTTCTGTTCCAAATATATTTCCTACTGCTACCCACGTTGTTCCATCATAGCCTTGAATGTTTGAACCTGCTGTATTAGATAAATTAAACGGATTACCTATTGAATACTTGTATTTTTTCCCTGCTTCAAGACTAAATTCTGATAGTGTTACTCCGCCCGATGTCGTGCGTGTACCATTTATAGTTATTGTTCCGTCTGCATTAAATGTATATGTAACTCCGCTAACAGTATATTTATTACCACTCCATGTTCCGTTTGTATTTTTTGCAACAATATCCACAAGATTAAAAGGCAGTAAATTCTTACTTCCATACACATTATTCATGTCTTTAACTTGGTTCGTTAAAGTCTGATTTTCCGCAGTAATCTCTCTGTTTGTCTTAGCGTACTGCTGATAGGTATCATCAGGATCAGAAGCAAGTCGTACCATCGGCTTAAATAAGAGATTTGTTACTGTTGTATTTTCATATACTGCAACAGCAAAAGAACCTACTGTTCCACTAGCATTATTTAGAACAGTGAAAGCATCTGTGCCTGCTCCATCATCAAAATAAGTTCCAGTTGAGCCATCAGCTGATGCCATCCTATAAGCCTGTATTCTATATGTGCTTGCGCTGCCACCACTTGGGCAGCCATTGAGAATTACCTCTTTGCCAAGCATTTCATAATTTGAACTGGCAGCAAAAGTCTTAATACTGGCATTACCGCCTGTGGCTGTTCCTGTTGCGCTTATAGTGCCATCTGAATTAACGGTAAAATCAACGCCACGATATGTATAAACATTACCTGCCCATGTTCCATTAGTGTTTAAGGCTTTGATATCATCTAAATCAAAGGGCAATATATTCTTTGCGCCCAGTGCGCTTCTGGTAGCAGCTTCATCTTCCAGTTCCTTTGTTAAAGCCTCAATATCCGATGATACGTTGTCAGATGCTTTGATGTTTGTATTTACCACAAGCGCGTCGCCTGTAGTAATTGGTGCTATAACATCATACAAAACATTATCCAGGATAAGCTGCTTGCCAACGGCATAATCATCTGATGCACTTGTTGCATCTGTTTCAACTGGCGCGATAATAGCTTCTGCTGCTCTGTCGTGACTATCAGTATAAGGCTTGATCAGGTTTTCAACTACCTGTGTTATGCTTTTCATTTTTAGATCCCCCTTATCAGCTTAAGATACTTGCGATTGCGCTGTACTGAGCTTCAGTAACATCGCCGCGTGCATTGTCGATTGCAGTAAATACGCCGCCGGATTCAACAAGATCAGTACTATCTTCTGTAACTGATGCCGTGCTGTCTTTTGCCGCCGCAGTGCCAAGATCATTAGTGTTTGCCTTCTTGGCTAATTCTGTGTAAGCTGCACCACTTTCAAGCAGATCAGTACTTCCCTGTGTTACTGCGTTTGTGCTATCTTTTGCCGCAGCCGTGCCAAGTGTAGGCTTATTTTTGATATAGTCAACCTTAGTATTGTCAGCTTCGTTCCAATCTGACTGAACCTGCGCATCCGGGATATCCGGCTGATCTATAAGGTCGTTATAACTTCCAGAAGTAGCCACGGTTGCAAGTGCTACGTTAATCCACTTGCCTGATGTGCCGTTATAAGATAATACCTGTCCGTTCTGGGCTGTTGTGATAACTACATCTGTCAGATCAGATAAGTTAGCCACTGTTGAACCGTCAGAATTTATCCATCTATGATTTGCAGCATCGTATGTAAGGACCTGCCCATTCTGCACGGAATTGATGACAACATCGTCAATATCATCAAGATTGATGCTGAATGATACATTTGAGTTTTCAAACTTGCCTGATGTCGCATTATAACGAAGTGTCTGACCATTTTCAGGGCTTGCAATAGCAAATATAGCCGCAGGAAGAATAATATCGGTAGTATGACTTGCCCCGGAAGTATCTTCCCATTCAAGCGTAAGTGTCTGTGTGCCGTCGCCGCCATCAACTACGTCCTGTACTTCGCAAGGTGCGCCTTTAAGTGCGCCCATGCCTACAAGCGTCTTATTGATATAGCTTTTTAGCATTCCAATGATTTCAACGTCTTTCATGTGCCCCCCTTTATGGCTGTGCAAGCCATGACTGTGTTGCATAGTCGTAGAAAAAGACTTCCTGCGTATCCATGCAGAAGAATGATGATCCGTTTGTTATCTCGATATCATCATAGTAGCCAGTTGGCTTAGTGTCTGTGGATAACCCCTTGAAGCTAAGTTCGTAACTTGTATCGTCCTTGGTAAGTGATATCATTGCTTTCCCCTTTCATTATTAGCTTAATATGTTGCTAATAGCCGTGTACTGGCTATCTGTGACGTAACCGACAAAATTTTCTGCGTAATATTTAGCATTATTTTCATAAGCCGGGCTGATAGGTGGTACAGGAACGCCCATAATAGTACCAACTGCATAGGCTTCTGACATTTCCATGTAGCCTTTAACTTCATCAACGTGTTGGGCAAGTTCTGCAGCTTCTTCGATAAGCGGAAGGTCGGTTTCGCTTATTGTTGTCGTTTCGTTAAGCGGTGCACGCTCTATCCTGATGATAAAATTAAGTGTTGCAATCCTATCGTCGCCGTTAACAATAACAAGCTCTGCCTGAACATCCCCGGCAAAAATCGTCATCTGCTGAGTTTCAGTTACATAAACTTTTGAGCCGCTATATGTACAGCTATATTGGAATCCAGTATCATCTTTTTTTGTACCTTGAACAGTAATAGAACTGCCCGATGGAATCTCGTAAAGCTGATTTTCTTTGACGATATTAAAGGCCCATGTTTGCCCCTGATCATACTGGCTTACGTGTACAATCGGCGATATGCCGTTAGGGATCAAATCCAGATTAAATTCCTGTGTAGTCATCTAATTTCCTTTCTAGTGCATCAATCCTTTTTTCCTGATCCTGCACCACTTTAACTAGGTCCGCGATTAGTTCATCGTATCGAAGCCCTATAAAATCATCCGACTTATCTTCTACATATACGCCCCAGTCATCGCCGTTCATGGCCTTTTTAACTTCCTGCGCGATAAATCCATGATGATATCTGTCAGATGTTCCGTCTTTAAATTTGAACATTCTGGGATTTAAGGCCATCAAAAAAGACTTGGCTTTTTCAATTACCAAGTCTTTAATATTTTTCTTTTTTCTTGCATCAGAAACAAATACTACACTTCCGCCACTGTCGTATACATTTCCATAAAACTTTGATGAACCATATACGCTAAAGTCGCCTTCGATTAACGCCTGCCCGGCAGATGTTGGGGTTGTCTGTGAACCGTCTTTTCTAACAAGAAGCGTCGGAGTTTGCAAAAATTCCTGATTGATATAGGTGTATCTGATCAAGCTCTGGGCATCTTCTGCATCGCCAAAAAAGATTCCTGCATTATTGCCTAAAAGCGGCAGCGAAGCGACTGTAAACACATTCGCGCCCTGATTAAAAAACGATATGCTACCCGAATCCATAAAGGCGTAAGTAGTATCATCGTTTTCGTCGTATGATGTAAAGTCGCCGTGCAATGAAAGTGCACCAGTAAGGTCTATTTTATTTGCTCTAATGCTTACCTGTTCCGGGCTTTGATTTATTGTTGATATAACAGAACCTTCCTGAACAACTGAATTAAGTCCGTCAGAAGTAAACTGTAATTGTGCACCAACGTAATCTGCAGAACGCTGTTTTATTTCAAAATCATAAATATAAGCCCTAAAGCCTGCGCCAAAAGTCGCAAAACGCCAAAAAACAAAAGCATGCGGCGAAATTATTTCGTCTGAAAGGTTAGGTTCTCTCTTATATGGATCTGCTGTATGTCTTAGTGTGTATGTTCCGCTAAATTCATATTCGTGATTGGCCAAATATGTTTGTCTAGGAAAAGTAAAAATGGTTTCATTCCAAGGAACACCAGTATCTGAACAAAACATAGCAGATAAAGTAACGTTATCATCAAGGGTTTTATCCTGTATGAACTGAAGTTTAAATTTGTATTCTAATGTAGGCTTCCCTACAAGCCTAGTACCCAACCTGATAGAAGGGCCTGTAAGATCACGTTCGTTACTTATTGTGAGCGCAGGATATGTAATTCCGCCAGAAGTAATACTTCCCTGCATAATTCTAAAATAGTCGACAGAATCACTCAAAAACCAACGATTAGGCACATTTGTCATAGCATCATAAGGCACTAAACTAGTGTACATTCTTAGATCATCTTGTGCCCCAACTGTTAATACGTCAGTACTTACAGTATTAGCCTTTATCAGATTTCCGTTAAGCTCTCCTGTATCGATATAATCAGCTACAAAATGGCCGTCAATAGTCCAAGCAGTATCAAAAGGCCCTTCGTAGCCGTTATGTGAGAAGCCGATTCCGTTCAGGTTCATTCTGATAACATTGACTGCGGTTGATATGTCGTCAGTATCCATGATCAGTATTTCCTGCGGTTCGCCATCGCCATTAGTGTTAAATACTACATGGCCACCAAGTCCGCCCTGAATTAGTTTTGTAGCTCTTCCGACCGCATTTGCTATGCTGTTGCTTACCTGTTCCTGCGTTGGCGAATCAATCGCACTTTGTATGGCCTTAGCAAGTGTATAAGTAGTATCTCCAAGGCTGATGCTGTCGTATCGTTCTGTAAGAACGTTGTAAACTGTCTTTATTACCTTGGTTTTTACATTGACGCCCAACGCCCGGTAAACAACTGTGACATAATCACACAGCTTTACACGTTCAAGTGCTTCGAACTCTTTATAATCTTCTGTCTGGCCAAGATTAACAAATGATACATCAATGCTATTTTTAAGCTTCCAAGGTGCATTTGATGTAAGATAGCTTTCAGCTCTGGCACGAAGCTGTGCTTCCGTCGGTGCAGTTTCAAAATCAGATCTAAAATCTACAGGCTTGATTATCTTGTAAGGATAATCGTTTGCATGCTCTGATAAGACTACCTTCTCAGGAAGCATTACCCTATTGCCTTCATCATCCTGCCAGTAAGGCAAAATTCCTGTATAAACGCTTGTTGTATCGATTATATTTTTTAGGTCGGTCAAATTTTTGCCGTATCTGATTGATACGCCATTATCTACGCCCCTGTTCTCCAAAAGGTACACGTTGAAATTATCAAATTTGTAATCCTTGCCGCCGTAAACATCCAAAAGCGAACCCTGTTCGCCGCCTAAAAGTCCGCGTACATTTCTTGGTGCGTCAAGATGGAATGCCCCTAGTGTCTGTACGTCAGTCTGGAACGTAAAAGGCGAATCGGAAGGCTGTATATTCTCAGAAATCTTGCTGACTGCATCTGCGCAGGATATTGCTGTGAACGGTGTAACAGTAAAGCCGTTTAAAACGTATGAAATATGCTCTGCATTTACTGTTACGATTCCGTTTAAGGGCCTTGATACTTTGTAGATGATAAAAGCCTGATTATTACCGCCTTCTTCTGTCTTTGCATAAATAATTGCATTTTCAGCAATATCATCATAGTGCACGCCAGTGATGGGATAAGTTAATTCAAGTTCGAACTGGCCGTTACGCTCTTCCGTAACTTTGCAGCTAATAGCATCAGCAAGCCTTCCAAGGCCATTGTTAAGAAAATCCTGTTCAGTTCCATCAAAAAGAATAGGAATCATTTAATAAACCTCAAATAATAAAGTATCTTGGTGTGATTACCACGCTCGTTATATCCCCGGTAAAATTAACGCCACTTACCCCGGATGGAATCTTAAAGGAATCTGCATTAAAACTCACACATTTATTGCAGTTAAATCGCCCTTTATAAGCATCCATAAGCTCGCAGTCAATATCAACATAATCGTCGATATCTGATAAAGTGATCAGATAATCCCCGATTCCGACTGTTCCTGCGCCAGTGCCATACACAGTGATAAACGGCTGCGCATCAAAATTGGTCCTGTTCCAGATGTTGCCTGCAGCTTCAAATGCGACAGGAATTTCCCCGGATTTAAGAAAACGCTGCGGCTTACAGTTGAATACAATATCAAATTCGCCCTGCCTGTTCATATAGCCGCTTGTTTTAACTGTTACGTTTGTATCGAACTGACCAAGTCTGTAAGTGTCAGGCTCGTAAGTATTTTCTATGCGCTGATAGCCCTTGAAGCTTGCCATGTAGTTAGCAAAATCTTCAAGACGTTCTGGCATATCATCAATGATAAAAGCAGGATACTTGATCTCGATATTATCGAAGCTATCTTCATCGATGATAAGTTGACCATTGCGCCCCGGAACTGTATGCGTGCTATACTTTCGCTTTGGCCTGTTATATATGCCTTCGCCGCTTATGCGTATGCCGAAATCTAATGAACTTTTCCCTGCAAATGTCAAAAAGTGCATCGTATTCATGTAAATGCCACGCCCCTTCTAACCACGTTATCAGTTATCTTCTGCTCTATGATATTGGCAAGCTCGTTAACATCCTGCCCGGCAGATCCATAAACATTTATGCTTACGCTGTTACTTGTATTGTTATTTGTAGTTCCTGCTGCCATGCCAGACGCGCTCATGCTTCCCATAGAAGGAATCATGCTCTGCGTCATTGTATTCATGGCATTTTCAAGCATTGGTATTCCGTTCTGGATACCCTGCGCCATCTGCTTCATCATATCCGGCATGTAGGTGTGGAAGTTGCTTAATGGTCCTTTATCTGGTTCGGAAAAGTGGATAAAGCTTGCAATCGTGTTTGCGACATCTGACATTACCGAATTAATTCTGCCGATTGCACTTCTGATTCCGTCAACTATTCCGTTTATGATATCCCTGCCCCATCCAAGCGCACGGCTAGGAAGCGATGTAATAAAGTTGATTGCGTTCTGGAATCCGCTTATAACAACAGATGATATGCCGCCGACAGTGTTTGCTATGCTCTGACGCAGGTTACTAAAAGCGTTTATGGCATTGTTTTTAAGCTCTGTAACCCTGTTTACTACATTGTTTTTTATCTCGTTAAACTTGCCTGTAACAGCATTCCAGATGCTAGTAGCCGCATTTGTAATGTTGTTTTTAAGATCCTGCCAGTGCTGTGTTACGTTATCTTTAAAGCTCTGCCACTTCTGTACCATCTGATTAACGCCATCTTCTACACCTCTCTTAGCACTATCCCATACGGCGGCCATATTATCTTTAAACTTATTCCATGCTGCGCTCATGTATTCCACGGCCCTGCCTGCAGCTTCCTTGATCTCATCCCAGTACTTAATACATAGAATGATGGCTGCAATAACTAAACCTATTGCCGCGACGATTGGCAAAATAGGCACTACAACTGCCGCTATGGCAGGAATTACTGTTCCTGTCAGCGTAGCCCCTATTGCTGTTATAACAGGAATAGCGGCACTGACTGCTGTAGTAATAGTTCCTACCGCAGAAATAACCGAACCTATCCCGACAATTACCTTACCAACTATCAGCATGATAGGACCAACTGCAGCTACTATTGCAGCAATCTGAACTATATGCTTCTTGGTTTCATCATCCAAAGCCATGAACTTATCAACTACGCCCTGAATCTTCTCGATTACTGGCGTCAAATACTCTGCTATGATGCGGCCCAGTGACGTCATTAAGACATCAAGGCTTGATTTAAGCTTTTCAATAGAACCCCCGAAGCCTTCCATCATTGCCGAACTCATTTCGTCGGTGGTGCCCTTTGCATTGCTGATGCTCTGTGCCAAAGCATCTACATCGGCAGGTGCAGTATTTATAACAGCAAGCCATGCGCTCATCTGGTTCTTGCCAAATATAGCACCTGCGGCCGCCATCTGTTCTTGCTCTGACAGATTGCTGAATGCCCTGTTAAGATTTTCCTGTATTACGGTCATATCCTTCATCGAACCGTCAGCATTCCAAATAGAATCCATAGATATGCCGTATTTTTCCATTGCTTCGCGTGCCTGCTTTGTAGGTTCTGCAAGTCTGGCCATGCCTGTTTTTAAGCTGTTGGCTGCAACATTTGCATCAATCCCGGCGTTAGCCATAACGCCAAGCATAAGTGCTGCATCTTCTACCGATTTCCCGGCAGTATTAAAAATAGGTGCTGCCACGCTCATGGATTCAGATAGCGTATTAACATCAAGGGCAGAATTGTTACAAGCCGCTGCAAATACATCGGCATAATGTTCTGCTGAATCAAAAGAATCCCCAAATCCATTGATCGTAGCTACCAAGCCGCCGCTTACTGTGTCAAGATCTCCGGCTTCGCCTGCCGCCAAGTTCATAGCAGGCGCAAGTGCTGCTGCGGCTTCATTAGCTTTTAATCCTGCCCTTGCAAAGTTAAGTGTAGCCTGTGCAGCATCATTCATTCCAAATACGCTGTTACTTGCTGCGGATTCCATAGCCTTGTTAAGCATATCAGCCTGTTCCGCAGAATTGCCCATAGTCTTGTTTGTAAGGGCCATCGTTTTATCAACTTCTGCAAACTTAGCTGCGGCTGCTGTTCCTGCTGCTACAATCGGCACTGTAACCTTGGTTGTCAGATTTGAACCGACATCTGCTATCTTGCCGCCGACTTCCTGCATTTTATCGCCGACTGCTTTTATTTCTTTTCCAACAGCCTGTGCTACCTGTTGCCCCACGCTGCCGAAGCTCTTCATCTGGCTTTCAAGCCCCTTAAGGCTTGATTCGTCAATATCTATCTGGGTTTTTAAATCCCTGAACTCTTGTGAAGTTTCATCAACACCTGCGTCCTTAAGGGCCTGCAGGGCCTTCTTTTCATCTTCGATTTTTTTCTTAGTATCTTCGATGGCTTTGGTAAGCTCTGTCTGCTTATCCTTTAGCAGCTCCGTGTTCTTAGGATCAAATTTAAGTGCACGGTTGATATCGCGCAGATTGGCCTGCGTTTTAGCCATCTGCTGATTCACTGAATATATAGCTTTTGTAAGTTCTGAGGAATCCGCTCCAAGAACGATAGTCAAACCTTTAATTCTGTCGGCCATGCACTCAACCCCTTAATATTTATCAAAATCAGCCTGCGTCGCAAGCTGCCCATAGTCGTAGTTATCGTTATTACTTTCTGTGAAGATATCTAACACTGTGCCAATGCTCAGCCGTTCCAGATCAGCTATCGATATCCCGGTCTGGAAGCATCTGAGCATGTACAGTGATGTAGTGTTTATTCTTTCGCTTTTCCGCGTCCTTTTTTTTTGGGTTCTTCCATCGGTACGCTGTCAGCGACATAAAGCATATAAATTTCGTCGCTTTTCATAGTGACATCAAGCGGATTGAACAGTTCAAGCCATTCGATATAGTTCTGCATCGTAAGGTGCATCATATCGGCTTTATCTGCCTGCTTGGCCATGATGAAGGCAAGCTCCGTGATATCTCCTTCCGCAAGCTCCATTGCCGCTTCTTTTTCATTGATCCCTGTAAACTTCATCAGGTCCTTCTTAAAGAACTGCTTGTAAAAAAGCGGTGTAGCTCCGTTTGCAGTAAAAGTTATTGGTTTACCCCCGACGATTATTTCCTTTGTCATTTTTATGCCCCCTTAAGCTTTAAATTGATGTGAACTTAGCATAGACAGTAGTATCGACAGATACAGGCGCATCAAAGTTAAACGCTGTTGTGAATGTATCTTCTGCATACCATCCATCAAATGTAAATCCACTCTTAGTAGGATCTTCAGGTTTTTCTGCTGTAGCTCCAACCCTAACCTGCTGATCAGGAATGGCTGTTCCGCCATCTGTATCAAATGTTACTGTGACGTAAGTAGCTACGCCGCTTGGCTGATATACAGCGTCGAAGAATGTAGCATACTGGTCGTTACCTTCTGGGCATCTAGCCTTAACCAGATCCTTATCAAGGGCAGCGTTGTGAATTGCTACGCCAGTGATAGTTACTGTTTCCGTCTGTGGCTCGATTGTTTCCTCAGTAGTCTGACCTGAGATTGTGGGCCTTGTAGCTGTGCAGTTATAAAGCACGTGCCTTGTGGCCTTGGCATCGCCTTCAAACTGGAACATCAGTGCAAAGTGCACTGTCTTAGCTCCGGCATCCTCTACAAGTACGCCGTTTGAATCCTCGATATCTCCAAGAATGTCCTTCTTAAAGGATTCAGGGATAAGTGCTGATTCAAAATCGCCACTGTAGCCGTTATTTGATGTTCCAACCCAGTAATCGATATTGTCAGCACGGAACTTAGTTGTTTCGCCCTGCGCTTCCTGTGACAGGTTAACAGCACCCACCCACGGCTTAACAGGTCCGTATGTAGCTGTGTTTGTCTGCTCGTCAATAGTCGCTACGGCATAATGAACGTTCTTAAGGCCATATTTGACTTTATTGTTCGCCATTGATTATTACCTCGCTTTCATAAGCTATCTGCCAAATCCTTTCGGATTCGATAAAATTTGGTTCTTTGCTATAACTAAAGCCGTGGGCTGTAAGAACAGCTTCCACGGCTTTTTCTGTGTCAAAATCTCGATTCTTGGTATAAAGTTCAACGGATAATACTTCTTTGTCGCAGTAGTTTGAATTATCAGCCTTGACATCCGTGTCTGTAGCAAAAAACCATACTACAAACGGTGGTGCTTGCGCTGTTCCATCCGGGAACTCAAAATATGCACACGGCAGGCCGATTGATTGCACCATTGCATATACTTCTTCGCGTGTCATGCTCATAATCCGGCTTTAACCTCACTTTCATACTGCAGAACTAATTCTTTTTCGACTTTGGCTATATGTTCACGGCCTTTTACCGGGGCTTTATCTGTCTGATAATTACGCCCTGTTCCGTTAGCTGATACGTGGCCAAATTCAAGAAGATGTGCAAGCCCTGCCTGCTTTTTGTTGTAGATTGTAACGGTTGTATATACTCTGTTTTTTTCTACCTGAGAAGTCCACCCGGTAGGATAAACTTTGCCGTCTGGGAAAGTATTTTTACTTTCGTTGCGAAGTGCCATTGCTCCTTTTTGACCTATCTGCTTCGTGATTATGTCAAGATGATCTTGCACTTCGCCTTCGTACTGATCCAGAATCTTTTTGATTTCATCGCCAAGCCTGTCAACCGTTACCTTCTTCGCCATTAGTGCCGCCTTTTCTCTCAACGTACAGCTCTATGTAATCATCATCAGTCATATAAGTTCTGTAGATTGCATAGCTCTGGCCGTGATATCTGCAGATTGTTTCGCCATGATATTCCCCTTTAAATACTGTGAAAGTAAACTGCGGATTAAGGCCGTTTCTGCCTGCATTAAAAAATTCGCTCTGGCTTACACTGCCCACCTTGCAGAATACTTCCCTTTCAGTATTTACCGGGATATCCTGACCATATTTGTCTTTTGTATATGTCGTTTGCAAAAGAAATAAAGTATCATCCATTGTCGGCCTTCTCGCTTAGAATCCTGTTATTTAGTGCCCATCTGAGCATACGCGGCATGCCTTCGCCTGTATCGCGCCTGCGCCACGTCCATGCGGAATACATGACTATAAGCTGCGCATCTTCCAAGCTGCTAGGGTTTAGCGTAGCCACGCCTTCACGTTCTATCATCAAAGCACTGCTTTTAATGATCTCTGTCAGACGTTCATCGTATGCGGTTGTGCTTAGTATGCCCAAATCAACTTTTAAGCTTTTAAGTATTGCTGTAATCTGCGCATCTGTCATTATCTTCACGCTTTCTTTTTATTGGCCGCTTTCTTTACAGCCGTCTTGGCCTTTGCGGTTGTTGTTTTCTTTTTAGGCTCTGGCTTATCCTGTGGATCTTCTTCGACCTGAGAAGCTTCTTCCCGGACGATATAACCACGATGGATAAGCTGTGCTGCTCTATCAAGATCAGCGCAGGGGTATGTATCCCCTGCGTTGAATCCTTTTAGTGAATCGCGGTCGATAAAAAATTTAATTACCCGGTAATTCATCAGGTTGTAACTGTTACAGCTACAGATGCAGATGCAGAACCGCTAACTGCTGTGATTGTTGCTGAACCAGAAGCAACGCCGTGGATTGTGCCGTCAGCATCAACAGTTGCATAAGTTTCTGCTGATGAAGTCCATGTGATAGGTGCATCAAATGGCATTGTTACGGCTTCAACCTTAACTGTGTCGCCTTCTTCAACTGTTACTGCATTAGCTGAAAGTGCGATAGCCTTAACTGTATTAGCTTCGTCTGGTGCAAATGCTACAAGTGTAGCATCAGGTGTTGTGCCTTCAAGACCGATAGCGATAAAGGCTTCTGCAATAGCAGGCTGACCATCATATCTAGCTGTGCCCTTGAACGCTGTCTTATCCTGCAGGAAGAATACATGCTCTGACTGTGCAAACTTCTTGCCTGCTCTCTCAGCAAGAAGATACAGGTCGAAGAATCCGCCGATGATTGTGTTATCAGGCACGAAGTTAAGAACTTCGATAACACCGCCGACAACCGGCATTGTTCCTTCTACACCGCTTACGAGCTGTCCCTGTGCGTTAACGCTTAATGTTTCAGCCATAAGCTTTGTGTAGGTTGTTTCATTCATTACCCAAACTTTAGGGCCGCGTGCATATTTGCCTTTAGCTGCGCCAGATGCAAGGATGATCTGCTTAAAGAGTGCTGCACCTGTAAGGCCTGCAGATATTGTGATGATATTCTTTGTATGAAGATCTTCCCAAGGTCTTGCTGTTGGGCTGTAGTTTGCAGGCTCAGATGTCTGAGCAAGTCTACTAACTACACCAAGCGGCATCTTCTGTGCGCCTGATGTGTTACGTCCGTAAAGGATAGCCTTATCAACTGCAAGTCCGATTGCCTGTGAAAGTGCATCAAGAAGTGCTGAAGCAAGATCGATGTCGCTGTCCTCAAGAACTGCATTGCAAACAGCGAAGTAGCCTGCTACCTTGAAGCAGTCAACTTCAACGTCATTAAATGCAAGTGCAAGCTCGTTAAGATTAGCGCAGCACTCTGTCCAGATAGCTTCAGGAATAGTACCCTGTACTACCTGACGGCCTTCGCCTGATACAGCAACTACGTTAACGTGCTTATACAGCTTTGAATAATTCTCAACGTTTTCCTTCAAAAGCCCGATAAATCTCTCAGGGATCAAAAGACCAACGTTATCAAGTGCACGCTTATTAGCTATGCAGCTTCTGATATTTGCAAGGAATCCCTTAACGTCATCCTGTGCAAAAAGTGCTGTGCGCTCCTGCGCATCCATTCTTCCAAAAAATCTGTTACGCTTGTTCATAACAATATCAACCTTCCTTTCGTTGTTTTCTGGTGCAGGCGCAGGTACATCTGATGGTGTTGTATCCTGTTCTGCTTCTTCTTCTGCAAGCTCTTTTTCCATTTCCTCGATCTCGTCAGAAAGATTTTTCTTTGCTGCTTCATGCTCGGCCTTCTCGGAATCGAACTTCTCAACCTCTTCCTCGACTACCTTCTGCGCTTCCTCGGCTTCTTCGCCTTCTGCATTTGCAGCTTCTTCGATTGCCTGTGTAAGCTCGGCTTCGCGCTTTTCAAATTCGGCATCCTTAGCTCTAAGGGCTTCAAGTGCCTTCTTGGCTACGTCAAGCTTTTTTCTCAAAATCAGTGCTTTAAGCATCTTTTTCTCCTTTCAGCTTTTTAAGCATCTTTTCTTCCCACGCCTGACTTCTACGCTTTAATATCTCGTCGCGTTCTTTTGCCCTTGCGGCAATAGATGTTTCCTCATAAGCAGGGAATGTACATGGCGATACTTCGTACAGCTCTACTTCCTTGATAGTCCAGTGAATACTGCCATCTTCTCGGTAATCGGTTTCCTCGTTTAAGATGTCGAATCCAAAGCTGCACTGGTCAACATCGCCACGCTGTACACGGTTATACAGGTTCATTGCATCGGTATCGTTCGGATTGATATCGATGTGCCCCCATAAGCCGTGACTGTCAGTGCGCAGCTGTAAAGTGCCTGCCTTAGTTCTTCCCAGTACCAAGGTCGTATCATGGTTAATAAGTGCCCTGATATCGCCTGAAAGTGTATTATCAAACGCGCCCTGCGCGATTGATTCCGTCATGCCCGGTGCTATTTCATAAACTGAATTAAAAACGGCAAAGTAGCCTTCGATTGCTAATTTGCCGTCATCATCTCTGGTATTAAACTGTGTCGATGCTGTCCGCATCACTCTTTTTAGTTCTCTTGTATCACTCATTATCTGCACCCCCTGCACTTGTTAATTTTTTCTGGTTGCCTATATCATCAACCGGGATATAGTTCTCAAGGATTCGCAATGTATCAAGGCCTTCAAGCTGATTCATGCCGATACGATCACGAACTTCGTTCGGTGTAACTATGCCCTTATCAGCAAGGCCGCCAAATACTTCATAAATTGACTTGATATCCCAATCAAGAAGCGAAAGTACGTTGAACTTAAAGTACATTTTCTCGGATATAATCAGCTTTTTAGTAAGCTCCTGCTGTATCGATATGCAGATGGGCTTTATCGTGTTAAGCACGAAGTTATTCCATGCAGCTTGGTTATATTCGCCAACGCCCAATAAAAAGGGCGGCACTCCTAAGATTGCCGCCACTGCTCTTTTGTTAAGTTGTACTGTATCTGCTATTGCAAGGTCGGCCAAAGATAATGGCTTTACCTGCTCAACCTCAAACTGCTGTGCAGGTATAAGCCAAGGTTCGCCGACCTTTGCGCTTTTGACATAACTGTCAAGAAGCTTCTGCCTTCCTGTTGGATTGCTGAACTCTTCTGTTAAGGCGTCAACTTTAACTATGACTGATGGCTTCCACTTAGATTCCATGAAGCCTTTTTCTGTAGTCGCCGCCTGCTTAAGGTTTTCTGCAAGGTCCTTAAGGCATACCGTAAGCCCCTTGCCCTTCCACAGATAAATTTTATCTGGGTTTAAGACAAAATGCAGAAGGCTTTCAGGGTTTCGTTCCTTGCCATCCACAACGACTTTGTAATCACGATAGCCTATCGGATTAAAGCTGACGCGATCAGCTCCTATCGGCTCAAGGTTCTGCAAAAAACCGTTATACGTGTGAGGAATGACTATACTGTTGCCCTTGCCGTACAGCATCAGGTTCATAACTATGGCATTCATCCAAGTGCTGCGCGTCATGTGCATTTCTGGCTCGATGTCTATCTTCCTTGACAGCTCGTTTATGATCCTCTGATCGCCTTTTTCTGTGTTGGCCATTAAGTGAATCGTCAGCGAACCGATAAGCTCTGCTATCTTGTGGCAGGCTGTCATTATCTCAGGATTATCTGCAAGGCTTGTGTACCCGGTACACGCCAAGCTGTCGCCGTCAGTAAGCCATACCGCTATAGGATTCGGTGTAGTATTATCTCTTCTCTGGATGTTTTGATTTCTGTGTTTTTTGCTCATTTATTCGCCCCACCATGACTGTGCTGCTTTCGATTTCTCTGCGTCCGCTATGGACCTTATACAAGCAAAAACAGACGCATCGAATAAGTCAATTCGCTGTGTCTGTTCAACTTTTTCGTATTGCACGGCATCGTCAGTCTTTTCGACTGCTGCCACGTTAGATACGCAGTATTCATACGCCGTTGAATGTAGGTAATACAGATTGCCGTCCTTGGCTGCTTTTTCTATGTGCCTAAAGCCCTGTGACTTCACGTAATAGTACTGCGGCTGATCTATGATATTAAATCCTGCCTGCTTCATCAATGGGAAGTACTCTTCCCCGGCGAATTTTCTATCATGGCCTACCTGCCGGATCTTGAAGCCCATAGCTCTCATTTGTTTAAACCAGTTGACAATATCTGCAATATTGACAGTCGGCGTATTGCTCATTGTAAGCCATCCGTCATCCTGCCACCCATAAAGCGGAATATTATCTTCTTCTGCCTTATGTACAGCCATGACAACCGGGCAAAAGGCATGCGTGATAATTATGTCAACGCCCTGATAGGTGCCAAATAAAGCGGCTGCTGTCAGGTCATGCAAGCGCGATAAATCTGCGCCGCCATACCAGTTGATGCCAAGCTTTGCAAGTTCCTGCAGCGTCCAGTTGTATTTTTTATCTGATGCCCGGAACTCTTCAATATCGAACCATGCACGCATTGCTGCTGTGTACACGTTCAAGGACCTTGATAAAAAATCTTTGCGCATCCTTGGATCATTTTGCGCCTGCAGGGCATCGTTCATGATTTCCTGCGGCCTTATAGTGATGCCATAGTTCGGATTAGCCTTCTGGTGCTGTATCGGATTTGTATAATCGCAGTTTCCTTTTTCGTCGACATCTGCCCGGCAGACAAAACTGAAAAAACTATCATCCTGAACGATTCCTGCTGCCACCTTGCAGGCATATTGCATACGGTCATAACCGAAGCTGTTCATGTTATCGCCTGCTGTAGTAATGCCGACCATCAGCTTATTTGTATAAGCCTTCATGGCTTCTTTGAATCTGTTATATTGTGCCGCCTTCTTAAAGGCCGCAACTTCGTCAGCTATGGCCACGTTACAGTTAAATGAATCCTGTGCATCCGGGTTCGACGCCATAATCTGAATCTCGATACTGCCGTCCGGCCTGCCTTTGCTGTAAAAAGTATATTTAATACTGTGTTCGACGTAGCTGTTCTTAACGTCGAACTGGTCAATTATTTTTTTGTATTCAAGTGTAAACAGGATGAAGTTGAAGGTTTCAAGGGCCTGTTTAAGTGCCGCAGCAACGACATAGATTTTTGAACCTGACTTTCGCTGTATGAATGCGGTGGCGAAGCTGAGTCCGGCCACCATGGAAGTTTTTCCGTTTTTTCTCGGCACATAGATTAGACCTTCCTTAAAACGCCGTTCTTCCGTGCCTACATACCAGAAGCCAAGCAGGTTGTATATAATAAATATCTGCCACGGCTGCAATAAAAAAGGCTTACCCATTAAAGGTTCGCCTTCCAAGCTCTCGCCCTGCTTATGCACGAAAATTCCTTCGATAAGTGATATGGCTGCATCTGGTTGTGTTTCCCGGATCTCAAGATCATCACGCTTAAGGTCGTTTAAGAATCTCTGACAAGCGTTTATCCTATCCTGCCCTGCTATCACTATGCCATTAACTACGTCTTTCGCATATTTAATTGCAACATCTTTGTAGTGTTTACCCCTCATATACTCAAATGCCCAAATCTGCTAGTAACTGTTCAAAAGTGTTTGATTCCTCTTTTTGTATCGATTCGCCAAGGCTCTTTAATCCCTTCGGAGTAAGGCCAAGCTTTTCGTAATATGTCAGCATCGTGCCTGACAGCTTATTGATAGCCGTAAGTGCCGGATTCTCGACAAGATTAGTCTTGCCTGCGGTATTTGTATATGCGATTACAGGCTTTTCGCCACTAGCCTTAAACTGAGTTTTAGCCTTGTCGTAGACTTCCATCAGATAAGCCAGATTGTCGTAAGTCATATCAAAATATTCCGCATAAGTTCCGGCATCTTGGCATAGCTTTATGATTTTCTTTTTGTATCCCGGTTTTTTCATACAATCCTTGCAGTTTTACCTGTGAATTTTTCCCATCGGTCAATAATTACATCGCAGTAATGCGGATCTATCTCACTCATATAGCATTTGCGGCCTAATTGTTCGCAGGCTATCATAGTTGAACCTGAACCACCAAATAGATCTAAAACAAGTTCATCTTTTTTTGAGCTGTTTTGTATTGCCCTTCCCACAAGCTCTATTGGTTTCATTGTCGGATGCAAGTCGCACTTTTTTTCCTTGTCTATATCCCAGATTGTCTTTTCATTTGTTGGACCATACCAGTTAACAGCATCGCCATTACTGCCATATATACAAGGCTCATAGGCGTTCATATACTGCGCCATAAAATCGCCAAAACCACCGCTTGTTTTATGCCAGATGATAATACTTCGCTGCTTAAGCCCTGCATCATAAAAAGCGTTTAAAAATTCCCTGCTTCTGGAATGCGCATAAAAAATATAAAGTGCCGCTTTTTCTTTAGTCGATAATTTTATATTTATAAAAACGTCATACAAGAATTTATATAAATCATCGTAATCAAGTGAATCGTTTTTTATAGCCTTACGACCATTGCTTTTTATTTTTCCATCCTCGATTTGACTGCCGCCACTATAAGCAACGCCGTATGGTGGATCAGTGAAAACCAAATCTGCAGCTTCGCCCTGCATTAAGTTCGCTACAACATCCGCATTCGTTGCATCGCCACAGATTAGCCTGTGCCCCCCCCAATTCGAAAATATCGCCTGTTTGTGCGCGTTTTGGCGTATCATCTGATTCAGTGTAATCATCTTCCTGTACGTCGACAGGATCTTCCACAGCATCAAGATTAAATCCGAACTGGCTCATATCGATATCGCCAAGGGCCTGCAGCTCTGAATCCAAGATATCAAAATTCCAGTTCGACAGCTCTGCCGTTTTGTTATGCGCCAAGGCATAAGCCTTACGCTGTTCGTCAGTCAGATCATCAAGCCGGATGATAGGAACTTTTTTAAGCTTAAGCTGTATAGCTGCCAGTAACCTTCCATGGCCTTCCACTATCTCGTCATGCCATACGCCTATAGGATCATTAAATCCAAATTCCTTGATGCTTGCAGCGATGGCATTCACATCAGCTTCGTGATGCTCTCTGGCATTGTTTTTGTACTCAGTCAAAGTGCTAGGTTTAACATATTCAATTTTTAGCTCCATGATTTACCCCTGTCATAATCTGTATTCAAAAGTGCCCTGTTTTTGGGCCTAACTTTTGCCGCCTTAAGATGTAGCTTTGCCTGCCCTAGTAATATGGGTTTGATGCAGGTTTGATGCTACTTTGAACCCAATTTCGCCCTGATTCCAAAGGGCGACCTAAAA